GAGAAATTTCCAACATTTATGCTTACTGTTGATGTATTTTATACATTGATATTTTAGCTTTTGACCAAACTTATTGTATCACTTACATCTGTATGTACCATTTAGTGCTTGTGCATGTATTTGGCAATATTTTTGTGATAAATGAGTTTTCAATGCGTGATGCTCAAGAATACATCGACTTGAACACACTAAGCTCTTATTGATGTCTTTGTTTATTTGGAAAATAAGCTTTTTGGCCCCCCTTGTTAAGATGAGGGGCATTATAAATATCATTTTATGTTAAATTGCTTTGATTAGCAGAAGCTATAATTAGCCGCAGTGATCGCTGCGTTATCAATGACGAATAGTTTCACACCAGTTGAAACTATTGCTCTATACGAAAAGGAGTTAAAATGGAAACTCCATCGCATATGGTATATCCGCCCGCTATTAAACATTGAGATACCGACCAGGGTTCTCTTTTCGTGACATGTTCCGTTCTTAATAGCAAATTATCCCATATGTAGCTGGTCTCATCATTTTTGATGATTTGGAAGGCTGGTATAAATTTACAAAATACTTGAATAGGTTCCACAAAGTGGAAGTGTGATTTTGAGGGGTCACACAGAATAAGCATTAACTGCACATGAAAACTGTTAGTGTGAATTGCCAACCCTTATTTATTTTGTATCTAATTGTATTAAGTACCTTTTTATTGAAAGTGTTGTAGGAATCAAGTTGACTTCCATAGTCTTAGCGTGCGCGAAACCAACTATTATTTTTCAGTTATTAAGGTTTTATCCACTGAACTATGATAGGGTGCTTCACTCGCCCCCTTTATGAGGCACATAAGAAATGGAAACATGGGTGTTGTCAACTGTCTCACCTATATTTTGAAATATGGCGGATTCTTTTAAGAATAATAAGGTGGAACCTGCCCACCCTTTTGCAGGACAATTATCAGCACGTAGCTTGCTCGAAAAGGCACGTGCATTCAGTGCACAAACTATGCACCTAAATCTTCATGACTTTAGAGTTGCTGAAGAAGTCAAATCTAAGAGCCAAACACAGTTTGATGATATAATGAAAGGGATTTCGCAAACAGCAGCCGTGTTTGATGAGATGCAAGCATGTTATCAACTAGCTTTAGTTTACCAAAGAGGTGACAATTTTAAAGCTCAACAGATGGACGCAATAAGCAACGAGCTTGCTGTTGCAATCCTTAAACATTTATTAGCTTGTGCTCAGTCCCCAGAACAGAAGATAAAGGCTGCTATGGACCAGGTACGATCATATGCACCCACAATGAGACAATTAATAAGTTTGAAATTGCCTCTTTTAGCACACGTACCTCATCCTTACAAAATTAAAGATTTGCATAACACTATGATCATAGAGTTCCAACGAACCAACAGCAAAGAGTTGGAACTACTAGATCAGAATGATTTCAGAGCTCAATCTTCCCGTGACGTGGGAAAGATGGAGAAAGAAACTGCTCCGACGCCTAATGTGTCAGACAAACTTGTTACTGTCTCTGTACGGACGAATGCTGAATTGACAGACGCTCAGAAAGCAGCTATCAATTCTACCATGCAGGAAGCTGTCAAACGATTGAATGATGCGCAACAAGAGAAGTTCGCTAAACGACCTCGAGTTGAGGAAATTCCGGTGCGTACACCGCAACCTCAACTATTTGTTCCGACTCCGACTCCTTATGCTGCACTTGTTCAATCTATCGAAACTCGATTCAAAGATATTGAACGACAATTATCTGACATTCATTCGCTAACACGTCCCGCATTGGAAAAAGAAATCCAAGATCTCGATGAGGATGTGTTGCAAATGCAACTTGTGAGTAAGTCAATACTTGGTGGATCTGCATCGTTATATGAGATGATCTACAAGGTCATGAAGCTCGAAGACTCTCGTAAACTTGAGTATTTGGCTTTATTAGAAAGAATTAGACAAAAAGATTTACAAGAGCTGCAACGACCAATCGCCAACAAACCAAAGCGGAAATTGTTTTTCCATAGTCAGATGCAAGCATTTAAAACATTGCAGTCAGGTACAATTGATATTGGACCAAATGCTCTTCTTTTGGGTAATGCTGCAATTGCAGAGGCAAAGAAAGCAAATTCCACTTTGAGTGGGTTCTCTGAATTAATGAAACGCTTTGAGGCCGATGTATGCTCAATCAAAGCGAGTGTTATGTCAGCTTACGCAAATTTTGACGGAGTAACCAAAGCAATTTCAGTTATTGAAACGATTATAGGTTTCATGCTTAATGCTTATTTAGTTGCCACAGCCAAGAGTTTGACTCAAGCAGTGATTATCTTTACTGCTTTTTTGACTACTCATGGTTGGTTGTCAACTTTTGGATCAGCAATTGCAGCATGTGTGAGTGCATTGCGCGGTCTGTCAAACTCAGAGCATGATAATGATCAAGAGGAAGCCACAGAACTGGCTAATGTTTTCACAGAGAATAGACTCAGAGATATTGCACCTGATTTCAAAGCCCAAAGCAAGAATCCAACGGAGGCGGCTCAAACCTTGTTTACATTGATGGTTGAAATCATCAAGAAAGCCGTTGGCGTTCCTGTTGAGTTGTCAAAGAAACATATCAACTTTAAAAATATTAAGAATTTCTCCACGCTTGTTCATGGCATGAAGAGTGTGAGTGTTTTAGCAGATATGGCAAAAGCAAGTATTGAATATGTGCGTGTTGACATTCTAGGATTACCTAGCTCTGATGCTGAGTTGCAACTCACGATCGAGAAAATCAAGACCTGGGTCCAAAAATGTGCTATTGAGTTGCCTGCAGATGTGCAAAGAAAAGTGTTGCTCTCTAAGAATTACGCATTGGATATTGGTCGTCTGATTAAAGAGGGTACTTTTCTGCGCGGCGAAATTGCTAACTATAAGGAAGGTTTTCCACCCACAATTTTGGCTACTTTCAATTCTACACTTATTTCAATCATCAAGTTCAAGGATGCTCTTGATGCTAAGTTGCGTGAAGATAATGGGAGAATAGAGCCATTAGTTTGCTATATGTATTCAGAACCAGGACGTGGAAAATCTGTAGCAGCTTACATGTTGGGACTTTTCTTGTATTGGAGATTGTACCCTGAGAAAATCAAGGATTTTCGTGTGTCTGATCAAGTGTATCAGTACAAATCTGGTCGCAAATATTGGGATGATTATTTTGGCCAATGGATGTGCGTTCTGGATGATGTTTATCAATCAACAGTTATTGAAGATAGAACTCAAGTGTCTTTGGACATTATTGGTCTCAAAAATGATGCAACTATGACTGTTCCTATGGCAGAATTAGCTGATAAAAAGGGTGCTTATTTCACATCACGTTTGCTAATGTTGACAAACAACAACTATTACAAAGGGCTGGGTCAGATCAATATTGAGGATCTGGGTGCGTTATTCCGTCGCTTCGATTTGGCTGTTGAAGTTGGTGTTTATCCGGAATTCTTGACAATGAGGAATGGTATTAAAACACTAAACAAGAATTTGGTTAAAGAAAAATTTCCAGATGAGATTATACCAACTAAGCATTGGTACTTTGTGGTTGAAGGATACATTGGTCCAAGAATGGTTACATTGCCAGATGGTAAAGTAGTGCCTGGCGTTTATGATTTCGATGGAATGGTTGATATATTATATCAGCGTTACAAGGAGCTTGAGGCTGGAGAGAATTCAGTTGCTGCTCGAATCAATGAAATTGCTTCTTTGGGTTCAAATGTGCGAGGTGGCAAAGAACAGTCATCTGAACCAAGCACACCAATATTATCATCAAGCGGAACTTATGAGTATACAAGCTCTGATGATGATGAGAGTATTACCAAGGTGGTGGAATTTTCTCAAGACGAAATTCGTAAGATTCATGCTGAGAGACAAGCAACGTTTGTTGTTGAACCCACCAAAACAAAAGGTGAAAGTAAGCCTTTCAAAATTAACAAGCGTGGAGGCACAAGAGTTTATGAAAAGAAAGGTAAATTCACCAAACAAGCCTTCAACACGTCGAGCTCAACATACTACCTTTGTGATAATAATATTGAGAGTGATGCCAATGATTGTTGGTGTTCATTTACCACTGGTATATGGGATGATCTAGGGGTCTATGCCACTGGAGCTAAGAAATGGCGTAGCGTTAATTTCGGTGCTCATTCTCCCGACGATCTTGTCAACACACCAGAAGACCACTGGATTCGAGTGGGCACAGCTATATGTTCAGTGGAGGATCACTACAATGATGATTGTGCCCTAGAAGAGGCTTTAGCTGGACATGGTGATTTTGAGATGCAATGGGACATGACTGCGATATCCAATTTACCAGAAGGAGGTATCTTTATTGGAAAAGGCGTTCGTTGCATTGATCGTCAACAGGTTGCGGCGTATGTGATACCACGTGATTTCCAACGAGTTTATGACGCTTGGGTTAAAATGTGTGATTTGACAGCTCGTCATATTCCCGGTAAGCTTAGTGACAATGTACAGCAATGCTCAAATTTTCTTCTCGATACTTATCTCAATGTGGATGATGATTCAATTATTGATGAGATTGCAGCCACTTTTAAGCCTGAGATTCAGAAACTGTTCCAAAAATATCGTCACCAAAAGCTTGAACTTACAGGCTTTAGAGCACAAATGTGGAAATGGGTGACTGATAAAGTGTGGGGCACATCACAACCAGAAGATCCGGTGGCTGAGGCACAAAAGTTGCTCCAAAAGCTGGATGTTGCAGCACTGGGCAAAGAAATACAAGAAATAACCAAGCCCACGGAGGACGGAAAAACAGTTGATGAGCGCATAAGTGAGCGTAAATCACAAGCAGCAGCGCCTGTTGTGAGTTATGGTAGCTTGGATGATGAAATACCATTGATCCGAAAGAATGAAGAACTCCGCACTGTCAACCAGGCTGAAAAAGCAGTTCTAAAGAGCACTATATCACAAGCACAGATGCTCCATGAAGAATTGACAGAGAATTATGGTCCATTAGAAGAGAATTTATTGACAGAGTTGGAGAAAATGTTGAATGACTATGAACCAGGGCATTTGCAAGAGAACCAATTTGTGGATTTGTACACACGTGTTCTTGAAGATGATCTGCTTCCGATGGCACTGAAGACATTCATATTACGTCAGGCATTGTACAAGAAACGAACTCAATTTCATTTGCCTATTGATAGGGCAAGTTTCATGACTTGGTTCTATGAGATGTTGACAAAGAATGAAAGCCGAGCCATTATGCGTGCCTCTTTTAAAACGCAGGCCACACTGTTCAAGTACAAAGATAAGTGTGTGACATACATTAGTGATACCTATCTTGATGCTTGTAATGCCATCAAGCGTGCAACACATGGATTCACTTCATGGCTGTCTGATTCACGTAATTGGTTTATGGAGAAGATGGATGCAATTCATAAAAAGTATCCGTGGGTCAAAATTCTCGAGATTGCAGCTTTTGCCATTGGCATTATTGGCACTGGCTTTTTCTTGTTTTCATTGTTTGGTGGCAACAAGAACAATGAATTTGAAAGTCAAGCGGCATTTGGGTCTGGTGATCCAAAAACTCACCGAGTCAATTATAAGAAAGTTTTTGTTAGAAAGAATGTCCGTGGGGCACCAGTTACACTTCAAGATTTGCATGCGCAATCATTGCGCGACCATGGCGGTGTTAATCTTTTGAATTCTCTTGTTCTTAACAACATGGGGAGCATCTATTGGGCTAATGATGCTGGTCAAACGTGCTTTATGACTGGCATCACATTTACTCATGGCACGACTGGGTTAACAGTGCAACATTTTACATCTTATAAACCAGAAGGTTTCAATAAGATTAGATTGTCGTGTAAGAAGGGTATACTTGATTTTGATTTGAGAGAGGTCAAGGTGATCAATCATGGAGAGGATCTTGCTATGTTGATTTTCCCAACTCGGCTTTCTTCGTTCCCTGATATACGAAAGCATTTCATGAAAATCTCAGACTCAACCATTGATTTGTCACAGCTAGCCTTCGCCACGAGAACTAGTGCTGGTGGTCTGATCTATGTGTCTTGTGGGTCTGCCCATTTGGGTAAATCAATAAGTTACAGACTGGATCCAACGGGAAATCCAGACTTGAGAGTTTACCTAGATGGTTATATACGTGCTGATGTTCCAAGTCAAGATGGTGACTGCGGATTCCCATTTGTGGTTCTCAACACAAAACTTGAGAAAAAGATATGTGGGATCTTGGTGGCTGGAGATGGAAGAGAAGCTCTTGCGCATTTGGTTGATCCAGCCATACTCTATGAGGATCAAGCTATGTTCACTGCACAAAGTAAAGGCTTGACACTACCAGTTGGAACCACGAAAGTTGAGAATGTGCCTGCGTCAGAAGCACCACGAGTACCTCATCGTAGTGTGATCCAACCATCTCTTATAGCTCCCTATGTTGGATATGAGAGCACAACACGTCCAGCACAACTTGCACCATTCCAAAATGCAGATGGTGAGTGGATTAGCCCATTGCAAAATGGGATAAACAAAATGGCTCGCCCTGAGATCATCTTATCAGAACGTGTTAAAAAAGTTATTGATCAAGCTGCTGACCAAGTATTCCTGGAATTACCAGCTGCTCGTGGCGGCTCCTTTGCTAAACTAACACCTTTCGAAGCCATCAATGGTAGACCTAGTTCACAACATACCGAATCTATCTATTTCTCAACTTCTTATGGTTATCACTACAAGAAACCAGCTCCTCCGGGGAAAAGTACAAAGAAGTTCTATTTTATTTGTACTTGTTGTGGTGAGCAACCAAGTTGTGCATGTTTTGATGATCGACGAACCTGTGCAGGTCATGGGCCATCATATAAACCAACTGCTGAATTGCAGAGAGCTGTCGATGATTTGCGTGACCTTGCTAAGAATCGTGTTTTAACTATTGAGGAAAAAAGAAAAAGAGCGCGGATTATATTTCAGGATTGCTTGAAGGATGAGAGAAGAAAGCATGATAAAGTCAATGCTGGGAAAACACGTTTGTTCTCCGCAGGTCCAACTGAATTACTGCTCGTTATGCGCGAGCTTTATCAACCGTTCATTGAAATGATGATGAGTGATCCCACTGGTTCTTTTAGTGCGATGGGAATTAACCCCAATAGTCAACAATGGAAAATGTTGTATGAAAGATTGACAAGATTTGGCTTAGAGAACACAAAATGCTTGCCTGGAGATTTTGCTGATTTTGATGCAAGCCTTCGTGCTTACATCAACCAGCAGATCAAAACACGTATCATTGAGCCATGGTTTAGAGCACACAGTGATTGGGATGACGATGATTTTGTTGCTCATGATTTTCTTTGGGATGTTGTTTATAGACCTGAGCATATTGCTGCCAATCTAATTTATCAGGTTGATGAGAGTGGAATAAACCCAAGTGGCCAACTTATGACCACAGCCTATAACATAATTTACAATGCTATTGCGCATTGTTCATCAGCTGTGTTGTGTGCACAGGATGAAAGCAAACCCGGAGTTCATGGTGAGTATTGTCCCGAAGATTACTTTCGCGAATTTGCTGTGACGTTTTTTGGTGATGATCATGTTGAGAATACCGCCAATGAGTGGTACACATTCACTAAGAAGGCTCAATATATGTCAATGCTAGGTATGAAATACACAATGGCTGACAAGACTGAGATCAGTGACCAGGTTCCGTGGTTGCATATGAGTGATGTGACTTTTCTCAAACGCAGTTGGAAACCAAGTGGGGGCCTAGTCTATGCCCCCCTTGATCCAGACGTCATTTATGATATGCCCCTGTGGATTAAGGATAATGGACAAGACCCTCGCCTAAACACAACACGTAATTGTGAAGCAGCAGCAAGAGAAATGTTTCATTATGGACCAGAAGAGTTTGCAGTGTTCAAGAAAGATTTCAATACACTGCTTAAAATGGCAAAGTGTGATCACATGTCAGTGCCTTCATGGGAAGGTTTGCTTGCACAATTCTTAGGTGGTGGTTTCATTGCTCAAAGTTCTGAGGTGGAAGAATTTGGAAACACGTTATTTGTTGCCCAGTCCAAACGTTTCTCGCCAATACGTTATACAGAAAGGGTGTTTGAATCTAAGTTTTATGCCCAAAGTTCAAGAGAACCAGTTGAGGCAACAACCACGGAAAAGGATGGATTGACAACTTTTGAAGACGCTACACCAGCGGAGGTTAATAAGGAAGTTAAATTGGCATATCTTCCAGCCAATCCATTCCAGGATGTACCAGTTGGTCCCATCTTGTCTAGATTACACAAGGTCCATGAGTTCACTTGGGCTTCAACTGCCCCTGCACACACTGAAATAGACTCATGTCAATTTCCCAAGTTGTTGACCAACATAACCATTAATTCTCAAACGTTGTCAACATATCGTTACATGCGATCAAAACTATATATCAAGTGTGTTTTGAACACAACTGCATTTCATCATGGTCAATTGTTGGTGTACTGGGCTCCAATGAATGCATTGAGCTGTAAACTCAAGAATACTAATTCACTGTATGTTGTGAGTGCTAATCCATGCCAGATATTAAGCGCCACAGCAGGAAATTCTATAGAGTTTGAGATACCATATATGTTGCCAACTCTGTATTGGGACATGATTAACTACCCTGTTGTGTCATATCCTGATCTGTTTTGCAATATGAGATTTATGGTCTTGAGTCCTCTAAGAGCACTTGGTTCCACTGCAAATCCAAGCATAAACATTACGTGTTATGCAAAATTTGTGGATCCCGAAGTAGCAGGATATCTACAGATAGGGGCAACTAGTGAGTTCCGAGCACAGATGATGCGTGAACAATCGATACGCAGTGGTCTCAACACTCTCCAAGATATAGCCAAGGCTGTGCAACCTATAGCAGAGAAGATAGAGATCTTGCCAGTGATTGGTTCGCAAGTGGCATTACTCAATGGTGGCATGAAGTTTGTGGGCTCATTAAATCAACCAACATCCACAAATAACGTCACAACAGTCTTATCACGTGATGACCAACACCAATTTTTTGGAGGGTTGAGTAATGCACTTGTTTTGAGCACCACACCTCAAAGTATGGTTAGCACCAAATACCAGGCATTTGGTGATCCACGAGATTATAACCTGTTGTCCAATTTGGGATCCATTCCAAGTATTGTATACCTGAGCTCCTTCAACACTTCTATGTTAGTTGGGGCAAAGATAATGGAGTGGCCAGTCCATCCTCTTGCAGTCGCTACGGAGGATGACACCACGTTTCAGATTTATTACCCCACACACTTGGCCAATTATGCCAAATATTTTTCACTGTGGCGTGGACCAATGAAATATAAATTGTGTTTTATAACATCTAAATTTGTAACTTGCAGAGTAAGATTGATTTGGACAACACAACATGGTGCAACCACTGACTCCGGGGAGGGTAGTGTTATAAACCATGTTATTGATATAGTTGGTGAGACCGAGCACAACTTTAGTGTTCCATATCTCAAGGACACAATTTGGTCTCGTTGTGTTGACCCGAACTCCCCTCAGTTTAATCTTACTATTCCCTCTGACCATTGCAATGGATATTTGTCTCTTTATCTAGTTGCACAACCAAAGACTGTTGGGCTTAGCGCAACAGACACCAATGTCGATGTGGTTTTGTGGAGTGCCCAAGGTGAAGGCTTTCAAGTACAACGTTTAACTCCAGGGTCCAGCAGTATCTATCAGGATCGAGTCACCACAGGCCCTACTCCTGGTGAGTTTCGAGCTCAAAGCATGTTCAATCCGCGTGAAGACTTCCAACGACAATTTGACCCTATTGCTCCTGCTTCGTACATTGCTTATGTGAATGTGACAACTGCAGAAAATTACACCACTGTCATGGATATTTTGCGACGTCCAACAGAGATAGAGGGGGTAGGTATTTCTGATGCTGATGCAGAACATTTTGCTTGGGCTCACGATGAGCATCAATTTGATGTCCGTTGGAAGACCAAGGCTGAGGAATCCACCACAGTGGAAGGATTGCCAGTATCCACGCTTTCCGACACGAGATTGGCAACGTTCTACAACACCTTTCTATTTACAAAGGGTGGAAGTCGATATTCAGTTCGAAAAGTGAATGCTATTGTTTATGATGACACAGGACACGTACAGCAGGGGTCTGAACAATTTGGTTTCTCCGTGTCTAATTACAACAACTTCTTCGATCAAGGGTGGTTGTCAACGAATGAGGGAGGACCAGTTGTTTATAACTATGGTGGTTATAATAGCCGAGAAACCACGGTGGAAGTTCCTTATGACTCATTGTGGCAACATGAGACATGGGCACAAGGGAACAGATTTAACACGAAACCTGCAATTCGTGTGACCCCATTATTATTCTCGTATCAGCAAGATGTGCCAGGATCAGCATATATGGTTTTTTCTATATATTGGATGCCTGCTGATGACTTCGCCCTTGGTTTCCCATTGGCGCCTCCACAAGTTGTGAATTGGACTAGTGGAGATAAGAAAAATAATAAAAAATTTGAACGTATTAGACACTTAAAGTCTAATAACAATTCAGAGAACAAATCTCTTGATTATAAAAAGAGAGAATCTAAAGGTGGCAATCTACCTCCAAGAGTTAATCTTGGTATTAAAAACGACAATTTCCTTTAAATTATAAGAG